ACTCCAACATACGAGTTGAAATTACCATCATCAAATAAAAAAATTAAATATAGACCATTTTTGGTCAAGGAAGAAAAAGTTTTAATCATTGCATTGGAATCAAAGAGTCAAACTGAGATTACAAATGCGGTAAAAGATGTTTTGAAACAATGTATTTTAACTAAAGATGTAAATGTAGATAGTCTTCCAACTTTTGATATTGAATATATCTTTTTGAATATTCGTGCTAAATCAATTGGTGAAGCGATTAAGGTGCTAGTTAAATGTCCTGATGATGGAGAGACAGAAGTTCCTGTTACGATATATGTGGATGAAATAAAAGTTGTTAAGTCAAAAGAACATAAAACTGATATTGTTCTTGATGATAATATGACTCTTCGCATGAAATATCCTTCCATTAATCAATTTATTGAAACTAATTTTGATACTAATGAAGATCCAAAAGAGAGTGTGAATAAAACTTTTAAAATTATATCTGAATGTATTGATACAATCTATACACAAGAGGATGCTTGGGATGCTAAGGATTATACTTCAAAGGAAAGAGTTGAGTTTGTTGAACAGTTAAATTCAAAACAATATAAAGAGGTTGAAAAATTCTTTTCAACAATGCCTAAATTATCTCATAAGATTCAAGTAACAAATCCAAATACAAAGAAAAAGAACACTGTCGTTTTGGAGGGACTAGCCGATTTTTTCGGTTAAGTATTGCACGAGAGGATCTTGAATCCTATTATCGTATCAATTTTTCTCTGATGCAATACCATAAATATAGCTTGACAGAGCTGGAAAATATGATGCCTTGGGAAAGAGATATTTACTTAGCTCTTCTTAAAGATTATATTGAAGGTGAAAATCTGAAGAGACAACAAAGGGAAGGCGCCCAAAAGTATGGCTGAGTCACAAGGATCATCAAAAAGAATATTAGCGGCCAAGTTTTTCGATAAAGTTGCTGAGATTGATCAGATAGCGAATACTGCCTTATCAAAGTCAACCGCTGTGCAATCTGAATTGAGTAGAGTTCAGATGGATTTGAGGAGCCTAATAGAATCTCTACAGATAAATTTTGATTCTGGAATGCAAAATGTTCAGACACAAATTAATGAAGTTACGAATGTAGTTATAGAAGAACAAGAGATAAGAAAATCAGAGACAGAAGCTTTACAAGAACAAATATTTGCACAAGAGGATCAATTCCAAAAAGACGTAATAGGTAAAAGATCAAAGACAATCTCACCTGATTCTTTCTCAGGAAGAATGAATAGAAGTCTTAAGAAATTTGCAAAAGAAAATTCAGGCATGCTTGGACTTCTTGGTGCTAGTGCAGGCTTGACTGCTGTAGCAAGTGGTGGTAATTGGTTTACTAATTTGTTTAATAAAAAAAAGAAAAAAAATACTAATGAGAAAGTAGAGGAGAAAAAGGAAGAAAAGATTACTCCAGTAATAACTGAGAAAAAGAGCTTAATAGAAGAAGTTAAAAAAGGGGAAAAGAAAGTAAAAGAGGTCATAGTTGAAGATAAAAAAGAAGAAGTAAAGGAAGTAAAGGGAGACAAGGGAGATAAGGGTGATAAGGGTGATACAGGAGACAAG